ACTTGCAATACCTATTTTATATCCACCCCCATCGATCGGTATTACGACAATTTCATCAGAGCTTGTAAGACCTGACACTATTCCAGGTGTTTGAAAAAATTCCACTTCCTTTACAGTTTCTTCAAATTCTAAAGTTTTTGCCACCTGTGAATTTTTTTCATTTTTAGCAAATTTTGTAAAACTAGCAAGTATATTTTTTACAATATTCAAAATAATCTACCTATAGTTTTGTCATAAGCTTCTTTGCTATCTGGGATTTTTAAATATCCTGCAATTCTATTTTTCCATGTCAATTCTACATCTGGATATTTTTGAAAAAAATCTGTTTTTGGATCTTCTAGAGTATAGACAGACGGTAAAGCCAATTGTAATTCAGTTATAAAACCTGAATTTATGTCATACGTATAATCTACTTGTTTTACACAAAATTTAGATTTTTTATAAATTAAATTCATGGGAGAAGTTATGTCAATTAAAATACCTGGTTGAAATAATGATTTGTTCCATTCCCACGTTGATAGTATTACGGAAAAATTCATTGAATCGGCTATTGATTTTGACCTTCCTAATTTTGCTACCTGAGTTAAATCGGAAACAATGTCATTACCTCTTAAGTATTTTTTTCCTCTATTTATAACGCCGTCATCTTGAATTATAATAGATTTTAAACTTTTTTTAAATCCAATATATTCTGAAAATCTTTTAGTTACATCGTATGACGCTGTAATAGATAATACGTTTTGGTTTCCGTCTTCTATAGATATTCCTGTATTTGTAAGTTTTTCTATTTTTACAAAACTTAAAGTTCCGTCAAACTTAGGAATTGCCCATAATCCTTTTTGTGATGCATATTTCGTCAGTATGTCAAAAGCATTATCGCCAGAATCATAATCAAATAAAGGATATGTTTCATTGGGATTTGCAGTTACTAAATTAGAATATCCCAAATTTTGCGACAAACCTACCAACGTATTACTTTTTAATTGACCGCCTTGAATTTGCGTATCCAAAAGAATTGCACTCTTAGACCTTCCCTGAATATTTATATTGCTTCCTGAATTAGAATATCCTGTTGTTATTTTTTCTATGTATCCCTTGAATATAACTTCATTATTGTATTCTATAGTTATTATTTCGTTTCCAAAAGGTTTTATGCTATTGCTTAATCCTTTTGATGGATAAAAAATTGTATCAAAACTAAAAGCTGCACATCCCGAATCAATTGCGTATGACAATCTAAGTCCGTTAAATTCAGAAAATTCATCATTATTTATATATATTTTTAAAGGTGATTGTTTTTTTCCTAAATTTAAAAATGAATTTACGTCTACGTCTTGTAAGTCAATTCCGTTTTCTACTGTGTATAGATCCATATTAATAATACCTTATACTTGTTCCCTTTGGTATTACTAATATGTTTTTACCCTGCAAATTGTTATATTCTATTAATTCATCTAATCTATCAATATTTCCAGTGATACTAAAAACCATTTCTATCGGTGACGTATCTTTATCTAATATAATATTTTTTTCTGTAGGAATTTCTAATGATTGGTTTAAAATTTGCCTCTGAGTTAATGCTATAGAATTATAAGTTTGTAGTAAAATGTCATAATCTAAATTACCGTTTTTTTGTATTACTTTATCGTAAATTAATTTAAGTTTTTCCCTTCTATTTGTCAATATATCTATAATTTGTATTGATTCATTTCTTGTATTATAGTTTGCATTTATTAATTTTTCACACATTGCTAAGGTAAAGGCAATTGCATTGTAGCCATTTATATTAGCTTCAAAATCATTCATACTGGAATCATTAAATTTTGAGTCTATAAAATCTAAGGTATCCGTATAACTTTTTGCAATTTGTGATACTTTTATGTTTGGGTCTTGTTCAGTTCTTGCTAAATTATTTAATAATTTTGTTGCTTCGCTTATTACTATGTCGGGATTGTCTTCTATATATTCCTGAAATACACGTAAATTTTTATTAAATAAATCCTGTCTTTCTCTCCCTCCCACTCGAAATTTATTAGCCGGGTCAAAAGTAGAACTAACGAAATTGTTCCTTGTGTCTTCTTTCCACCTGGTAGAAATTCCCTTAAATCTGGTTTCGACTCTTTTAACCTCTGAAATTGTTGATCCTACAATACGTCTGGCAGTTCTTACCGCCCTTCTGACCTGTGTTTCTATAGTTAGAATTGAATCTATTAATTGAAATACGTTATCAATAAAACCAGTTATAATATTTATAAAATTTTTTATTTTAGAATATACATCTTCAGGGAAATTTGTAGCATCTGGAAAATATTCTATAAATTCAATTTCAAAAATTGCTCTTCCTAGTCCATCAACAAAAGATTCTGATTGAGTTATATTTATGGGTATTACGTCTATTGACCCCCATCTAGGATGGTCTAATACCCCATACCCCTGTTCATTTAATGCCTTAAAAAATCTATCCGCTTCTAGGTCATAATCAGATCCGCTTATATAACATCGAATAGGAATTTTTAAATTTGCCATTCCTAAGTCTTGCACGTTTGATTTGTTTTGATATGGAAATTCATTTATAGCTGTTTTTCTTTGTATATTCCTAGCTAAATCGTCAAATTCTAAATCGAATGTTTTTCGTTTTGGGGATTGATATGTAAGATGTTCTATTCTATCAATGTAAGACATTATTTAAAACCACCCCCAAATAATATAAACGGGTCTATATTTATTCCTCTATTTATGCTAATATTTGGAGCCGATCCTTTTTGTGTTACGTTTGCAAACTGAGGAAGGTTTTTAAAATCTACTACGACATTGGAATTATTATTTGTGTTTATGGTTTGGCTTAACATTCCAGAATTTGCAGATTGAACTTGGTTTCTTCTGTCAATTGCCTCCATACCTGGAATCGGTTCGGGTCTATCAATCCCTGGTAATTTTGGCATTTCGGGTTCTTTTATTTCCGTTTCTATCGGTTCACCCGATATTTTTGATTTTAAATATTGATAAGCTTTTACTAAGGCATAAATAGCAATCATGACACCTAACACGGTCGCAGTTATTGGAGCGAATGCAATTAAAGCAACAATTCCGGTTAAGGTTAAATATCCTATTAATACTTTTAAAACAATATTTAATTCAGTAAACCAATTCCATAAACTGGATACCCATTTATCTACTATTTCTATATTTGTATATACTAAATAAAAAGCCGATGCTAACGCCGCAAGTGATACAATTACAATTCCTATAGGGCTTGCAAGCCATGCAGCATTTTGGGCTATTATAAGTTTAGTAGTTGCAATTAAACCAACGTCTAAAATAGATTGTATTACAGTGTATGCAGTTGTTACCGCCGTTTGTGCTACAATTGCAAGTTTAGCCGCTTCAAAAGCTAATTTCATGGCTATAATTACAGGAATAAGTCCAGTATCCATACCTATTTTTAAAATATCGAATGCTTTTGAAAGTAAGTCTATGGATCTATCAATTCCCATTGCAATAAATTCTTTATTTTTTGCAATAAAATCAGCAAAGTTATTTATTACAGGGGTCATATTTTGAAGTAATGGAACATACCCGGTATTAATAAGTCCTTGAATTGCCTTGGACATATTATCTAAACTGTCATTTAATCCCTCAGCCTTAGCCGCATCATCGTTTGAAATTACTCCAAATCTTTCAGCCGTATCACCTAATTCTTTTAATGTTTTCGATCCACCCTTTGAAGCCAAAATCATCATCTGACCTGCACCGCCAAAAGCTATAGTAGAGAGAGCCGCTTTTTCGGTTGCATCCGAAGTCTTATCTAAGGCATCCATAAGAAGAGTAAATGCTTTTGAATTATTTTTTGTATTACTAATTTGTTTAAGCATTTCAGGATTATTTTTTTTAAGTTTTGAATATAAAGCACCCTGACCAGTTTGCAATAAACCTAAATTTTTATTTAAGATTTCAAAAGATTGTGTCAATGTTTCGGATGAAACGCCCTGTTGTCCCATTGCGTATCTCAATCTTTGTAATTCTACGCTTGTCATTCCTAGCCTAGAAGCTGTTTTGGCTATTTCGTCACCTGTGCTTGCAAACTCTTCAGCAAAGGATTTAAGTTTACTTATTCCCATACTTGCAAGTGTTACAATGGCAGCATTTCGCAAATTAAAAAAAGATCCACTAGCCTGACTATTTACCTGTTGGATTTTTTCGGACATCCGTGATACAGAATCCTGCATCTTTTTTATTTGAGGGGACATCATATCTTGAGCCGTAAATACAGTTGAAAGTGTAGGTTTTGCCATGTATTACTTTGCCCCCTTCATATAATTTTTTTCAGATTCTATTAAGTCAATTGCACCCTGATACCAAAATTCTAAATCTGAGAGTTTCATTTTTTGTATTTCGCCTACACATTTGAACCGATCTACTACTAAAAGAATTTTATTTCTTAAATTGTAAATCGGTTCTATGCGAAAAAATAAGACAGTGCCTCAATTACTGCCACGTCTCGACGCTTAAACCTGTCTAACAAACCGTCTGGGATACCATTAAAAACAGTAACCATTTTTATAGCTAATTTTCTTTGTGTATCGGTATCAATTTCCATCTGACCTTTTGAATTGGCTTGTAATTTTGATCCCCTGGAAATCTCTTTCATTTCTGCCAATGTCGGTTCATAGAATTTAAGTTTACTTAACATTTCCCCGTTATCTTTTTTAACGGGTTTTTGTAGTTCGTAGTACACTTCAGATTTTGTGACATCGAAAACTAAATTTCCACTTGCAATAACATCTTTCAATATTTCTTTTATGTTTTGGGATGGAATTGATCCAAACTCATTTTCCATGTCCTCGATTGTGATACTTACTATGTCTTCGCTTACTTTATTTTTCATAAATTTTTATATCTGTTCAAAATTTTCACTTCTAAAAGCAAATTCTAATTGACCATCGTTTGAATTGAAATTTGATTCGCCTTCTATTTTTCCAGATCCTGAGTATGTGATACCGCTTGCCAGTGTTACAGATACTGTAAATGCTTCTTGTCCACTAATAAGATTTTGAATAAATTCTTGATCTTTTCTACTTGCATCCAAGGAAATCGAACCACCGTCAAACCCGCCTAATTTTCTACGTGCTACAGTATGAAGTTTTCCGTTACCAGTAGGTAAGTTTTCGTTTGTATAACCTGCCAAAATAATAGTTGGAGAGGAACCGCCTACAGGGTCAAATTCTCGACCTGCAATTAAATATTGTCTTACGTCACCGCCTCTAGCTGCCATTAGTTATTTCCTCCACTGTATGACCATTCATATCTTACCGCTACAATTCTAAGACCTGCTGCTAATATATCAGGTATAAAACAATCTATTCTAGTTGGATTTGCAGAATTTATTTCCGTTACCAAATTATCTACAATGTCATTTCTTTGCTTGGATAGAGCTAAAGGAATCCATAATTCATCAATCAATTTAATAATATCCTGTTTTACGGATTTGGGTCTTACGACATACGATAAATTTGTAATACTGTTATCGTCAACCACTATAGCTTGTAAATATTTTGAACCGTTAAAAAGTTGGTCTAAAGAATAAATTTTAGTTTGTAAATTTGCAAGTGTTTCCGCAAATCTCCAATCTTCTTCCAGTCCACCCGATGAATTTTGAGTTCTTGTAGTTACTAAGTCGCCTATAATTAATTGATTTTCAGGGCTAATTTTGAACCATGATCCACCCGCCAAAACAATATCATTTTTTTCCGAGTATGTAAAGTTTACAAAATTAGATTTGCATGAAACACCGGATAAGGCAATTTCTTTTACAGGTCTGTTTGGAGTTGCTAGTTGAATCCTTGCAAAGTTGCCAGCTATTTCCCCGGCTAGTTCAAAACTGGGAGTATATAGAGTTTCAAAAGTTGGAATAGTGCAAATAAATTGACTGTTCAAACTTCCTAGAGCTGTTATATAATCAGCTTTGTTTTTATTTATTCCTACAAAAGAAATAAATGGACGTTTTACACTAGGGGCAATTCTCGCAAGTCCTACAGTATTAAGACTTCCTAAATTTGTAGCATCGTTATATGGTGATACAATTACAGTATAAAACTTGTCTCCCATATTTCCTAGAGCTGTTGCAATTAAAGGATTTGTTGCACCACTAGCCGTCTGTGTTACGGAAACCGTAAGACCTGCGGGAGTTGCATCGGTCGATCTTGGATTTAAAAAAACTTGATAGTCGTTTCCAAATAATCCTTTATGTCGTGATACTAAAGTCACGTCACCACTTGAAGAAGTAGCTGTAAACATACAATCTAAGTCTGCATTTATGGCAGCTGCTAAGGCTGTGGCTACGTTTGTAGCTGTCACACCACTTGCCACCGCTATACTAATAATACGATCCCCTACCGTGATACTTAAAACACCTGTAGCACTTGAAGTACCTGAAATTGCTACCTCGGCTTC